CAGTGATTGAACCAGTAACAGTATCACCGATAGTGATTTCAACGTCTAAGTGTTCAAAACTATAAACACCGTCTGAAGTTTCAACAACTGGCGGAACTTCAACAACGACACCAGTATCAGAAACTACACTGAAAACTGCTCCGTTAGCAACTAATCCAACAACTGGAGAACCAGCGAAAGTTCCGTCAGGCTCAGTTACAGTGAACTGAACGTGTGTAGCATCTAATTCAACTAACTTAATGTTAGCCGGTGCTAATGGTTTCAACGAAGTCGCTGAATATCCAAGTACTTCAGAACTAATTCCGTAAGCATTCTCTTCGCATTCTGCGTTATCCAAATCCCATGAAACCATGATTTTCGAAGTCGTAGTATCAGTAGCATACTCTTTAAACGCATCAAACGTTTCAGTTGCCATTTCAAAACCTCTCATCTCAGTATCTAATGGATTATCTAAGATACCCCATAAAGAACCAGCAACGTCAGGTAGAAAGAAATCGACATCAGTACAACCAACAGATTTCAACTCACGAAGAATCGAATTAACTGCATCCTTACCCCAAGTTTCAAACTTGAAAGTACGAACCCCACCAACGTTGGGAATTTTGTATTTACGAGTTGAAGGTGCTGTTTCATAAACAGTTTCAGTACGATCAAACGAAATATTTTCACATCTAGGAAAAGGATAAATTCTTTCCATTAATGCCGTTGAAGTTGCAATCATATCTTTAATGTCCTGCCCTAAAGTTAGTGACGTTAAATCAATTGTGTTTCTAGTCACTCCGTCAGCTTTGTAACGAGGTACTAAAATCGGGAAAGCGATAGCTCTCATTTCTAATACGCAATCAGGTCTTCCCAATACTGGGAAACGTGGATTAGCGCATGAACAAATTGTTTGTCCCATTTTTTCTAATGCTCTTTCGAGTCTTATTTACTGCAACAAATTGCAGTGTTAAACAATTCCAGTGTTAAAGATAAATCTATTCCACTGAGGTTTTCGTGTATAATCGTTTTATCTGATCCTTTATCAGAGATTTCAACGCCAAATCTAGGGCGTGGTATTCGTGTGTAACCGTTCAATCTTTTGAAAGCATAATCATTCTCAATAACATCCATAAACGCTTTAGAAAGGTTTTCCATAGGTTTAATAACGAGGTCATTGTGTTGATCATTTTTCCATTTAGGAACATTTGCCCAGTCCATAAAAAATAGTCTAGCGTTATAACTTGCTTCAAGCGAAGAGTCCAACGGTAAGCTGTTTTGTTCATAGGAAACCAGCAACCAAATAAATGGCGTTTTAGATAATGTCCTATTACTAATTTTTGCATACTCATTGTTAGTGCTAGACGGTGATCCATGAAGGAATAGTATAGTTGGTGCAATTACTATCGTGCTGTCAAATGTTGGTGACGTTCCAATAGGCTCTAAAATTAACCATTCATTGAACGAGAAATCAGTTACCCTATATTCATTACCAGCATGATCAGTAACAATTTTTCCGATGGTTATGTGCATAGTATTACATACATAAACCTTTCCGCCAGTGTTACTTTTAACACTAATTTCAAGATCTATTTGATCGATAATATACCGTACTATGTCAACTAAATTTGTATCCATCTTTAAACAATATTTGCGAACCTTACATCTACTCCTTTATACTCAGGATAATCTTCAGGCTGGTAAGTACTCATAAAGTATTGAATTGTTTTAAACGTATCAATTGCTTCGTTATACCTTCCAGTCGTGTCATGCTGAAGTGCTGTTTTAGTTTCTACATTTTCGCCTATAAAACTATCGACACCTAAAGTCGTGCTTCTAGTGATTTGATCTCGAATAAATAGATAGTAAACAATACCCTTTAACATTTCTTCTATTCCAAGTGATTGAACCATTACGCAGTCATTCTGCTCTAGTAACGGATCAAATACGAATTTAAACCTCATTGCAGTTGGAACACCAGCAGGGACAGCGTTCCAGTCTACAACAAATAGCAGGTATAATTCCTTCCCGAATAACTTCGGTAAATATTCCTTTTCAACTCGATCAATGTACAACTCCAAATCCTGCTCCTGCTCAGGATCTAACGCTATCTCGTACCTTCCGAAATCAAAACTGTCTATTGTAAGAATGATTCCCATATCTTAAACTCTTTTTTTGCTATTATTTTGCTTCTACAACTCCATTTTTGATACACGCTTTCGCAGTGCTTTCAGCCATACTGATCACATCTCCTTTAACGTAAATACCAAACTTTTTCGCTGTTACAACTACATCCATTTGACCATTTTTTACACTCGCCTTTACGACCTTTTCAGGTGTAGGTGTAGTTGCTTTTTTAGCGAATGCTTTTGTTTTTGTTTCCTTTGTACTCATAACTCAACTTCTTTTAATTTTGATTAGATAGCAATTGCCACTTTAACTGTCGCAATGTCATCATAGATAAATGCTTGTTCGTCCAATTTCTTAACGAATGCATGGAATCTTGACTCACCAACCATCGTGAATTTATTCGTGATAAACTGATCATTGATCCATCCAATACGAACTGTGTATCCAATATAGTTAGTAACATTGTATTTCGACATATCAGCTACAAAGATTTTTCCTACTGGAATATCCTGAAACGGAACTATCGTAACTCCACCAATTGAAACTCTATTAAATAATGAAGCTGAAGGATATAACGGAAGTGCGTTTGCATCTTTAGCGGAAACCATTTGAATAAAGAAATCCATCGGATTAACCATAACAACATTAGCCATGTACGGCATCTCATCCTGATAGTTTTGTGTTACATAAATATCAGTGATACAAGCGTTTACAACGTCCATGAAGTTAGGAGTCTGAACAGCATTAGCCATTGCACCAGCAACAAAAGTACGTCCGTAAACAGTTGCACCTTTTGGATTTTCACCAATTCCATCACCAAACAAAATTCCATTTTGACGTTTCAAATCATGCTTAGCACGCAAGAAATTAGTCGCAATTGATTGAAGGTTAGGAATGTCCTGAACCGACTCTTCAGTTAAAATCTCATATCCTGCAATCTTAACTGGAGATGCGTAACGAGTTTCAATTTTAAAGTCAATTTGTGGTTTAATAGCTCCTTCAGCAATAAATGCGAAATCTCCGTCCTGTGGAACTGATTCAGTGTAAGCATAAACAGCCTGATTTGTGTTAAACAAGTTAACCAAACCGTCAACAATTGCACCACGAAGGTTAACGTTTGCTGGTGGCGCTACTTGAACTCCTACTAATTCAGGAATACCATCAGGATTTGAAGCTGACGCAGTAGTAATGTCGGCTGGTGCTTTAACCATCAATTCGATAGTACCATGTCCAGCGTTTTTCATCTTCACGATCTCTTCAGCATTTTCAGAAATGAATTTAGAGATTTGCGCCTTTTCAGTCACTCCTAATTCCATTCCTTTACCCTTCATTTGATCGAGCATTTTTGTAATCGCAACACCTTGTTTCGATACAGCCTCAGTTAGTGCTTTGTTCTCTTTTACAAGAGTAGCGTTGAAATCGGACTTGAATTTCTCCAGCTCTTCGCTAGATACTTTACTGTTAACATCATCCTCAATAGATTTGATGTACGCCTCCTGAGTCGCTGAATGCTCCTTCAAAAGTGCGAATTTTTCTTCTGCTGACTTTTCATCGAAAACGTCTGTACTAATTCCTTTTTCTGTACAAAACATTGCGAAAGTCATAAATTTTAATGCTTTTTGCATAATAAAAAATTTATTTGATTAATAATATAGCATCGATCCCTTTGATCCTTGCTTTTGTTTACCAGTGACTTCCGTCGGCTGATTTCCTTGAGTGACTTCCATCGGCTCAATTCCTTTTACTCCTAATGTTGGAGTTAATACGTTAGATCCTTCCAAAACGGCTGAGATCTCAATTAGTTTTGCTTCTTTGACAGCATAGAAATAACCTTTCTTTTCCGCCTCTTCTTTGTTTCCAATAAGATCAATGTACTGATCGTAAGTCTTTTTCGCTTCAGCATGATCAGGATTATCTGAGTTCATCGCTAAATCAATCTTAACATAATACATTCCAACTGAATGCTGATCGATATTTCCGTCCTTATATTCACCAAAAATAGTAGGATTTTTAGCCTTTTCAATATTAGAATCCATCATTAAAGCTATCGTTGTTCCAGCTTTATTAATACCTAAATCAGACCATTTGACAGCCTTCTCGTAAACCTTTGTTGGCGTACCTACTTTTGCAGTCAACTTTTGTTCGTGATCGTGCAAGTGCCATATCTTACCAACTCTTTCGCCAATAGACTTACCAAATGTATTGCCTACATGAACGTCCTCGTGGCTATCCATCCAATTGTAAGTATTACCAATAATTGTGCGTTTAATAACGTCCTCAGTGTCACTGGATGACGAAGTAGTTAACGCCTTGTTAGCTATTCCAAATGGAGTTTCATCCACCAGCAACGAAGGAGTTTGTACAAATGTCTTAATACTTGCTTTTTTCATTTCAAGCAAATCGGATTTATTCGTATGTAAATATGCGAATAACTCTTCCTGAGTCTTAAACGTTATATCTTTTTTGCTCATTTGTTCACTGGTTTTTTGCTGGACTTCTTTTTTTCGAGATCCTTAATTAACTTTTCCGCTTTCTCTTTACTTACTTTCTTGTCCATTGTCTGCGTTATTAGTGCTTCCGCCTTTACCCATTCGTTCACTTCCTTCAGCTCCGATAGAATCTAGGTTTAAAATATGATCACGAACCTCGTCCACTGTTAATGTTTCGACAGCTCTAGTTGCAACTGGTAAAGGAATATTACTTAACGACTGAGCGACTTCATTTGTAGAAGCCTTCAATACATCGATAGTCTTTTTATCAATACCCATCTCTTCGTCAAATCCTAACTTTTCATTCAACCATTTCGACAGCTCTTTGTCAACCTTATTTGCTAAAGGAATATAAACGTCATTGTATGCCGTTAACTTCGCTTCTGAGATGTTATTATAAGTTGAAGAGTCATTATCATTAAATAGGACTGAAGGCATTCCGTAAACTCCTGCAATAAGCCTCAACGAAGAAAGTATTCCTTCAAGTAACCTTAAATCCGTTGGACTCATTCCAGTTTGTAAGAATTTTAACCTAGATGTCGATATGTGAATCTTATTAAACTTGTCAGCTCCAGCAGTATCCTTATCGAACTCACCTTGTAACCTTTCACGTTCAGGATTAAGCAATGGAGTGTCTGAATCTGAAGTAAGTATTCCGATAATTCCACGACTCTTGAATATTGAAGCGTCAGCTTTTAGCTTTTCCATTGAAGATGAAACAACTATCCAAGCCGATTGAAGTGGCGATAGTCCATACTTACAAGCAGTTCCATCCACATTCACAACGTTAGAAGTCTTTATGTGTAGTACATCTTCAGGTAGATAAGGCACTACTGTTCCGTCAAATGTAGTATAATCAAACCTTACAATTTCACCAATTTTATTGCAAACGATAGTAGTTTTCTGAGTAGATAAAATCTCCAGCTCTTGTCCCATTCCTTCGCCTTTAATCAAGAGAATAAAACAGTTTCCAGTTAGCAAAAGATATTCGTTAACCTTTGTTCTAAACTCTATTTCGTCATCGTCGGCATTTGGTTTCCTAAGTAGGTCAAGTATTAAACCTTCGTCAATGCTGGATCCATCTTCTAAGCGAATAACTCTTTTGATTGAAGCTGAAGTTTTAGCAATCTTATTTACGACCATATACACCAATGGATTTTCTCCGTAGGCGTTTGTGTACTTTTTAAACTGTCCTGATTTTCCTAGAACCCAACTAAAATAACTATCGATAAACGAATAACCACTAGATGAAATTCCACTACCTGAGTCTGAATTGGGCGTAACTGTTTTGAATGAAATAGCGTTTAATGCTCTTTTAAATATGTTTTCGCCCATGTCCAGTAATAATTTTATTGAACAAATATATAATTTATTTTAACCGAATGGAAAAAATAACTATAAAAAAGTTATCAATGGATACCTAATTGCGTCACAAGCGTGGTTATGTTTATCGACTGGAATATCTAGTATGGTTTCTGTACGCTCGTCAATCTTGTATTTATAGTTGTTGAACTCATCCATTACATTCTTTGAATCTTCGTGTACCTTCAGGTTATATGAATTTACTTTTCGAATACCATCTAAAATTGATCCACCCCCTTTTTTTGTTTTCATGGCCGGAAGTCCAGCTTTCTGTAAAGTTATTATTGAGCGAGGTTCTGAAGTATCACAAACAAGGTATGTTAACTGATCCTTTAACGGTTTCTGTTCGAGTAGTAAATCAATAACCTCTTGAAAATCTTCTATTTCAGAACCATATAATACCTGCCTTATGTATAGGTCATTATCGGATATGATAAGCTGGATTATAGCGAGTGCATCATTGAAACCCCAGTCTAAACCATAAAAAATATAATCGTATCCAGTTGGATCTTCTTTGTACGTACTCCAGTTAGGAAAAATGATTTCTTTTCCTTTGTAAACTTCACCTTTTCCGTAGATAGTCCATTTACGAGTATCGACAGTTCCTTGCTGTCTATTGTACTCAGTATCTTCGTAACTCTCAATCTTTTTGATTTGTTGTTTAGTCAAAAATGGATTATCTAAGTAAGTTGATCTAAACTGCATAACATCGTCACGCATATCCAGTTTGTAAACGTATGAGTCAGGCTCAGAAGGATTACAGTCAACTATCCAAAACTCCCGACATCTTTGTTCAAGGTTATCGAATGTCACCTTTGGAATGTTAATTACTTCATTAATAAAAAAGACATCACTGGCTAAACCATGCACGCGCATTGGATCGTCCTTCATTCCAATAAATGTGATAGTATTTCCGTTGAAGTGGATAGTCATCTCTTGTTTATTCATTTGCATATTAGGAAACATAGGCGGAAAACCATTGTAACCGTAGCAAATAGCCTGAAAGTCCTTCAGGATAGTTCGCCTAAGATTGACCAAACTATCACGACCAACAACGATCTCTTTCTCATGATTTCGCATACAGTATAACAGCACCCATTGTATAGCAGAAATTGTTTTTGAAGACCTCGTACCTCCGGGCAATACTATTCCACGATAACCAGCCTGATAAGCCTCTTCAATCTTCGCTAAATTAATAGTGCCTTGTAACTCCATTGCTATTTTTTATACTTAGGCATGACAATATTAACCGTCACTGGCTCACGATCTGAGATGTCATCCATTTCGATACGCTCAATATATCCTCTTTTCTTTCCTTTAGTCTTTAGGAAAAAAATAAGTTCGGCTGTCTTTCCTTCACGTATTCCTTTATACAACATTGTTTCTGCTAAGTCGATTACGCCCTCTTCTAATTCATTTAAAGCGTCATGGAACTCACTGTCATTCTTTCTCCAGTCGTAGAAGCAATTACGGCTAATACCTATTGACTTACAAGCTACTGAAACGTTACAAGCTGAGTTCTCGTAAGCCTCGATGAACTTCTTTTTTAATGCTTTCCTTTTTATTGGTGTCATAATTGTAATTTTAACGAATGTATAAAAAAAGGAGCAATTACGCTCCCTTCCTTACTTTGGCACTGTTTTCTATTTGAATAGTTTCTGCTGAGCGTGTTCAGCTTTCCACTGGTTCATATCCTTTATTGATTTGTGCGTTATGTTTCTTTCATCATATCCAGTAATTGGAACTTTTTTCTCCGCATAGTCATTTAAGTAAGTTACATAGAATTGTTTAACTTCAGCACTCATTTCTACTGGTTTTTCATTATTAACAGTTCTACCATGTTCTAAAAAGAATTTGTGATCTCTTCCTTTTATCTTACCTCTTCGAGTATGGACATCTAAAGCATAATCAGGAATTTCCAGCTCTTCGCCTGATTTGAAAACAAACATTTTATACTCATCGATCATTCTGTTTTTCTCTGATCTACATAGAGTCAATACAGCCTGAATGAATGGCATTGAAGCCTCTTCGATATTTGTTTCAGCAATTACTTTCCACATCTCATGTAACGCCATTATTTGCTGTGGCAATTGTGGATTAGCTAGACCAATATCTTCACTGGTAATAACTAAAATTCTTTTCCAAACATATTTTTGATAGCCTGAGCAGTAAAGTTCGTGACCAAAGAATAATGCTTCCTTTTCATTACCTCTTCTAATTGATTTTTGAAATGCCGATGAACATTCAAAAAAATTGTAATCCTTCCTTGTTAAAATTTCCATTTTTATATAATTTTTGTTTGTTATGCAAATATAAGTATTTATATCTATATAACAATAGAAAAATTAAATTATTTCTGAAAAAAGATCATTCGGCATCCTTTGATCCTTCTTAGACATTACTAAAATAGTTACGTCATGCTGGTATATCCTTTTAACTAGAACGAATCTATTTAGTGTGCTAACGACTTGCTGGATGGTTAAATCGTGTTTATGGTATTTATTAAAGTGAGTACTCTTCTTATTAGGGAAGCTAACGATACATAACGCTGGATCAACTCTTTCTACCATTCTATTGAATATCTCTAATGAATCGATATGTTCAATAGTTTCAAGGCTTATTAATACATCGTGTTCAGTTTTGTAATTAAGTATGTTTCCAATTTCAAACGATACCTTTTTGCTTCTGTAATTCTCATTAGCGAAATCAATACTTTCTGAATTTATATCCACTCCAGTTACACTTTCAATATCGGGATTATTTTGAAGTAGGTATGATCCGTAACCAACTCCACAAGCAATATCTAAAACATGGCCGAAACAATACCTTTTAACTAATTGGTATCTTTCAACATGATTTTCTAACCTCTTTTTAACTAGAATATTTTCAATTTCTGACCGTTTCGGGTAAATCCTTTCCATTTGTTTGTTATTTAATTTTAAGTGCTTTTAAATCGATGTCAACGATGTCTTCATTTCCTTTATAAGTTCCTTCTCGAACTTCAGGATAAATTTCACTCATTGCTTTTATCGTTTTTCTGCTGTATTCATTTCTATCAATTGACTGGAGTCCGCCTTCATTTTTGAATATTACTGAATCTTCATACGCCCCTGAATATGTTCCGGTGCTTTTTCCTAAATCAAGTATCTTTAGTGTCATGTAAATATCATCGAATAGCTCTATTCCTTCAGGTAGTTCCATAACTGAACTTCTAAGAAATTGATTTCCGTAAAGTGCTTTATTTGGTCTTATCCATAATTTATGACGCTCCCTTATATGAGTCATTGGCTTACTTATTGAAACGCCAAATAAATCAGGATTACTTTCGAACCTTTCGACTACATCTTTATATAGATCCATGTAAACCGTAGCGCAATTAGCTCTTTTAGAATGTCCCATTCTTTTGAAACTCATATCGTCATCAACTCTATGTACTAAATCGTAACCATTTTCTCTAGCGTAAGATCCAATTGCATTTAAGGTTTCTCGGTAACTTTCTACATTTATTGATACTAGGTTTTCTTCAGGAATAGTCTGAGCGTAATACATAATTTGTTCTTCTCGAACGAAAACTTTCCAGTCTATACTTTTTAGCTCTTTTAACCAAAAACTACATTTCTTTTCAATGTCGTATGGTCGATTAAATGAAGGAATTGCGAGTAATACTTTCATGATTAGTAAGGGAATTTAACAGTTCTTTCGCCTTCATTCATTTTCACCTTATGATTAGTACCTTTTTTAAGTTCCACAGCTTCGCCAAAGTTCTCACGAAGTATCAATGTATCACTTTTCATGTTATCTACATTTCTTACAGTTTGTAATCCACCTGAATTAGTAAAGTTGTCGCTTATAAAACCGTACCTTTCATCTCTAATAGCGAATCTATTTTGAAATTTATTAAGGCAGGTCATCCAGTAATCATCGGCACTAACTATGTCGAAATTCTGCTTTAATCCATGTCCTTTAAGAAATCCACATTGAGAAGCGCACATAAAAACATTCGTTCTGAACGGTTTCCAAGGTTTAAAGTGAATAGGTAGTGTATAGTTAGTAAATCCATACATTTTCGCTCCAGTTCCTCTAGCAATAGATCTTAGTTGTTCAATTATTTCTCTTGCGATTTGAGGATCATTAACTTTGTAAGGCTCTCCTTTTTCAGCGAAAAATCTATGCAGAAAGTCAACATCGTCATCCAGCATAAAAGGTTCGTCAAATTGATCTAAAATATATTGTCGAACCCTACTTATACCCATTACTTGTTTTGGGCGTTGTATTATTTCGATTTCCTGATTATACTCTTTGTACTCATCGAACTCATCGAATGGAACGACTAAAATAATGTCATTAACTACACTTTTTGTTTTGACGTTTTTAGCTCGTCCCCTTGAAGGAACTACTATTTTTACTTTTTCGTCCATTTCTTATAAAGTTTCTGAAACTTATCGACCATTAACACCCTAGACTCACCGACATTATTTGATTTATAATCTTGTTCTTTTTCGAACTCAAATAAATTAGAAATCCAGTTGAAATCCATTTCTGTTTTACACATTATAACAACGAGTTCGTATTTCTCATTGAATTTTGGTACTATTGGATATACTGGTTCTGTTTCGTCTATCTCGTTAAACTTATCCTCAAAATCGGTGTAAACTTTAGGTAATTCTTTTTCCAAGAAACCTATCTCTAAAAGTTTTGAACGGTCAGCCATATTAGCAACCATTTCAAGGTCAAACTCACCGCCATTCTTATTAAGACGAAGGTTCATTTCCTGCTCATCTTCGAGATCTTTATATTCGTGAGTAACTGGAACTGTCTTAAAACCTAATTCTTTAGCTATTTTAAGACGCTGATGACCTGATATAAGAACGTTCTTCCTATCAGGATGCATATTAATTTTTAAAGGCTCTCTAATTCCGTATTTAACCATAGAATCACGAAGTTCCTTTTTCTTTTTAGGAGTTATTTTTCTAGGATTGTATTCAGCTTCGTTGATTTCATCGATATTCATTTGGTGAATCTCCAAAATTGGCGACTCTTGTTTTTTCTCACTCATGATTTCGTTTGTTATGTTTTGCAGTTGTTTAGAGTCCGAAGATCCAATAGAACAACCATCTTAATACAAATATAGTAATTAAGCGGACAGTCGCAAACATTACGCTGGAACTTGTTAACCACTCATTAAAATTTTTATGATCCAAGTTAGGCATTACGGTATAGATTATTCGATCAATAACGAATAGTAAGAATGCAACTGGCAATAGTATAAATCCGAAGATTAGTTTTAAAGTTTCCATAATTTCTTTTTTAAACCGTTAAACAAATGGGAAGCAACCTAGTCGCTCCCCATTCTAACAAACAAAAACATAGTCAATAGAAGTCGAACTATATTCTGAACTTCAAATGTAACATAATTTTCGATAACTGCATTTAAAAATAACTCTTCGAGTCGCTTAACGCTTATTTTTACACGC